GCAGACTGACAATTGGAGGATAGAAGTAAGAGATATCATCAACCCACTGCGTTTGTGTAATGCGGTAGACCCCAGAGGTCACACCCAGGGGAGCCGCATACGACGAAGTGTAGGTCAAGTAAGTATCATAAGTGGGGTTAAACCCAGATTCGACATAGGAAAATTTCCAGTTCAGAGGAACTGTAGAAATATTGTTGTTCCCACTGTCTCCTGCGGGCCCGTTACCACTTATGCCATTGACATTGTATGCTTGAAATCTATCATAATTGGTAGCAACATCGATAGGAGAAATGATTGGTTTGACTAAAGTAATGTCATAGGAGACCCAAAGGCCGCCTATGTTAGAAGCAGATTGCATGCCTTCTGAGGCCAGCTGGAAGTTCGCCATGTCGTAGAGGCGCAGATCGGCACCCGAAGGGGGTGGACCGGTCCGCACATACAGCAAGCTAGTTGGTCGCTGGGAGTCGGCACATTCTATGGCATGAGTGAGAGACTCAGCAGGTTTGCCATAGTTAGAAAATAGTGTGATCAACATTTCCTGAGAAGATTGGAAAGGTCGATCAAGGGCATTATACTCAGTTGCCATGAGTACTTTGCCAAGAGCAGTGTTTACAGAGTTAAGTGCGTTAGAGGAGGTAGAAACAAATTGAAATATCATGCCATTGATTCGATATTGTTCAAAATTGGAGGCTATTGAAGATAACCAGGGAAAAGCATCCTTGAGACCGGGGTTTATGGGCACGGTACGGCTAACAAAAGCTTCCGACCCAGTGAAATCACCTAGATACTCCTTATGGCGGATCCGGATGCTGTTAGCCCCGAACACCGGGACAGCAGACGGACGGACCAAAGAATTCTCCAGGATCTTGTAATCACCCTTCCCAAAAATGCGGGCCGCCACGGTCCCAAGACCGCGGCCAACCATAGCTCCCACCTTGCCACCTATCCCAGGGGCAATCATGTTACCAACAATACCACCGGCAGTCTGGCCGTAAGACTCGAACACCTGCCGAGAAGATCCCTTCTTCTTGGGGGCAGGGGCAGCCTTAGGACGGCGGACTCCTTTTGGGCGGCGAGATGACTTGCGTCCCTTGGGTGGCATAATATTTTATTAAACCCGGATCTACCGCTGCCGGGCCAGGGAGGGGCATTCTCTCAAAATGACGGGACCAATCAAGGATCACGAATTCCCTATCGTAATCCAAGCAAGCACGACTAATGAAGGGGTAAAGGTAAGGGCAGTCCAAAGGCTCGAAACCCACACGGGAATCGAACCACTGCTCAGCCAAGATTTGGGCAAGAATAGGCACTCCGTAGAGGTCTTGCACAAGTTGCCTTGCTTCCATGGAAACCTCCCTATACACCAGGGGGCTTTTCATCCGCTCCACTAACCGCGCTCTCTCGTACGGATTGAGAGCCAATACCCGGTAGTGCGTGGTGTTTTTGAGAATGTATCTGCACATGCTGGTAACAATAGGGCAACCAGAATGCTCATAAAGCAGCGACCTTGCTTTACAATTCAATAATTCTCTGCGTGTTTTTGCGGAGGAACCTGAATAGATAGCGGGGGCCCATCCAACATTCAGGTAAGCCTTAATGGGGTCGGTAACAACAACGTGATCAGCAGTAAACACCTGACCACAGAAGCTGGCAACATTAAGACTTTTGGGAAATTCAATTTTTACGGTCATGCCTAGGTCGGCATACATCTTGGACGTGGGCATGCGCCCTTTGAAAACTCCAAGACAGTCGTCACCCTCAATCAAACAGTCATAATCAGAATTCCCTAACTGATCATGGATGAAGAGGTAAAACATCAAATTGGTGAAAGAATTACCTAAGGAGGTGTTCATTTCCCCCGACATTCGTCCAGCAAAAACTTCGGCCTTCACGTTCTTAAAAGAACAAAAGTTAGTTCCAGCCAAAGTCTCAACTAGGGACAAAAATAGGGGGCCATCATGCAAATTGACGACCATGTGACGATAGTACTCCATCTCACAGATCCGCATCAACTCAGGCACAAAGTGTGACTCAAAAGAGGTGTAGTCCGTGGCCATAACCTGAACACCAGGTTTTCCAAGCCGGGACTCGACAAACTTCGACCTAAGAGGGGAGGGGACATGCTTAATAAAGTACTTCATTTTAAAAAGTTCATGTTCTATCAATTTAAATATAGGACCAACACGAACTTTAAAATGATCAGACCGAGAATAAATGGCACGAGGCTTTTTAACAGACGCGTAGGACTCATCCTTAATGAAACATTTGACTTTGGTGGATTCGGAAGAGTCGGGTCGTTTATTGTCAAGATAACACTGTCGGAGTTGGGCTCTCCTAGATTCTGGGTAATTTGTGGAGGAGAGCCAAGTTTCGAAAGACGTGTCCGAACCGGGATCAAGCGGTGTGCAATTTCGCTTAACCCAAGTCTTAACAAATCGGTGGAATTTTGCAAGAAGAAGTGGATCACTCGGAGGGGGTTGTGTACCAACACGGCCGAGGATGCCAGTAACGACACCAGGAGTGTAAGAAGGATCAGCTTGGGGCTGGGAAGCGCCGAGAACATGAAGGCCCAGAGAAGTACGAACGATACGGCGCTTATCGTCATCGAGAGTACAGACACTTTTGATGACTGCTCGCTTCGCATTTGGAATGACAGTCGGGAAGCGAGCTGTGTCCACTCTATATCCGTACTTAGCTGGATAGGTTGCTCCGGGCCCTTGAGGTTTAAAGCCGATGGTCTGATGAAGACTTGGTTGTTTTTCTTTATCCACATGAGATAGAGGTAGGCAAAATTGATCGTGTCATAACAGATGCGACCAGAAAAGTGTTTTGAAATGTTGATCGCAATGTTGTTGCCAGCGGTTAAAGAAAGCATGTTGGCGACCTGCTCATCAGTAAGAGAAGGAAGCCGTGTTGAGAGATAGTCAATACACTGCGCAAGCAGTTCCCCAGAAATCAACAACTCGGCACTCTTAACAGGAACACTGGTAGCAGCAGATAACAGGTTGGCACCAGATACGGAAGAGGAAACCGAATAATTAACGTCGCAGAAGAACAAATTGGGATTCACATGCAGCAAGTCAGTGTGTTTCTTTGCATCAGAACGCTGATCTCCATCATGGATGGATTCACAACATCGATAATTCGAAAAAGTGTAATTGTTGTGAACAAAAGTGGAAAGGCAACACAAACTCTTGGTCTCGTTGGTAATCACGAGTTCTGTCATCCTAAAGTAGGGATGCAGGCTCAACTCCGAATCGTCACATTCATCTACAGGCTTTACACCCAACTGGTCAAGGCGTTGTTCCAGTGTTGGGGGTGAAGTGACGGGGGAGGAGACGGGGATTGGGGCGACCTGCTGAACCGTAGCAGCACCCGGAGGTATCTGGGGTGGGACCCCAGGTAATTTTGTAGGCACCGGAGCCACAGGAGTGGGAGGTGCAGTGACCAAATCACTAGGCGAAGGAGCCACAGGCGTAAGAGGCTGTGCGTGCTTTTGGTCGATTGTAGCCCAAAATGCAAGGGCAGGATTGACAGGGAAGGATACTTGGTCGGTTTTAGCGGTGCGAGGTACTGAGTACTTCTCATCGGGTACACCGATATCCCCCCCCGTGGACCCTTTCGGTTCAAAGGGTTTAGATTCAGGGACCGGAACGACGGCCGCCTGAACCTCTAC